TGTAGCAGGAGCACCTGGCAGTAAGTGGAGTAGCGTAGTAAAGAACATTTACTATAGCCCAAGCGTAGACCAATCAGACTATAGTGATGATAGAACATATTACCACGATGCTAGCGGCAAGACTGAACTAATGCACTTGGGTGCGTACTATGATCCTGGTATGGAGTTTGGTAGGTATTTACATAGAATGCCTATGTACACCAAAGAACAACTAGAACAAGACTTTGATGAAGCATTTACTGGTGAAGGTGTTCGTATTATTAAGTCACACGTGTTTAGTAATCACATTGACTATATTAAAGAAACATGGCCTGAATGTCCATTAGTTCTGGTGCATCGTCCCGATGATGCTTGCTTAGGTTGGTGGGTTAAATGCGGTCATTTCGATATCACATATCCTGACTATAGTGAATACTATCAGAATTTGAAAGTAATGGCTACTAAGATTAAAGAACAGAATCAAGGTATCATCAAAGCAACATACAAGTATCCAGGACGCATTCCATTAACTAATCACATGCTTTGTAAAATGCTAAATATAGAATTACCACCGAGTGACTATTATCAGGACTACGGTGCATCAGATGTAAGGGTAACAGTAATATGATAAGCAGTTGGGAAACAAGTAAACAAAAAAGTAAGTATCATTTTGATAAAAGCCTGCCACGTGGCGTACTAGAGGTGCTGTTGCCAAGACTAGACCCGAAGCTGAATTAGCAAGTGAAGATTATGATTTAGAACGTTTTGGTTATGGTAAAGATTATCAAATCACACACTTGAACTGGGAAATAACTCCTAACTTAAAAAAGATTACTGAGTTGTTTGCATTAGATGATTGCATGGAACGTATACATGTACAGATGCCCGGCGAAGTATGGAATCTACACTTAGATAAATTAGAGAAGTGGGCACCTGATGCACCCTGGACAGTTATGCGTGTGCAAGTTGCATTGACTGATTGGGAACAAGGTCATTTCTGGAGCTATGGTAACTACAATCATCAACAATGGCGTGCAGGTGATGTAACAACATTTGATTGGCAGAATCTTCCGCACTCTACAGCAAATGCGGGACATAATCCAAGAGTTACGTTTCAGTTAACCGGTGTTATCACTGAAAAAACAAACGATTTCTTAACTCGTTTAAAGAGATTTGAGAGTCATCAATTGGAGTTGAAAAATGATTCATGGTTCTAAAAGAATATTAGTAAAAACGTGTAGGTTGGTTGAACGCAGATGATGTGCGAAAGAAATACAATGACTGGGACTTTAGTACTGAAGGACGTATTCGTCAAAGTCTGCGTATGCGTGAACTAGCAGATGCGATGACTGATGTAGATTATGTAATCTGTGATTTTATTGCGCCATTAGTTGAAATGCGTAATAACTTTAAAGCTGATTGGACAGTATGGGTTGATACAATTGACAAGGGTCGATACGAAGATACCAACAAAGCATTCATTCCACCTGAAGTATATGATTTTAGAATCACAGAACAAAAGGCAGAAAAATGGGGCGAGTTTGTTGCCGCACATATTTTAGACAATAGACGTAGACCTGTATTTGATTGGAAAAAAGAAACTGTACAGATGTTAGGACGTTGGCAACCTTGGCACGAAGGGCATCGTGCTTTATTTGAACGTGCCATTGCTAAGACTGGACAAGTTGTTATACAAATTCGTGACTGTCAAGGCTGGCAAGGTAGTAATCCTTTTGAAATCGAAAAGGTAAAATCATTCATTAAGCGTGATTTGGATAAAAAGCTTAGGTTTAAAATGAACACACCTTAGGACCGGTACTTGTTACCGTGGTGTAGCCGGCTGCTGGCTTGACGTACTAATTCGCTACTAGGAAATCTAAAGTGAGCTTTATTTCTCAATAAATAGTTTGATGAAAAAACTATTAGCACTATTCTTATTGGCATTTGGAATAACAAATGCCCAAGCACACACATTTAAGTTTATCCTATCATCTGGTCCAGGATCCGGGTCAGACGTAAGCATTGAAACTTATGCACCTTGTCTAAAGAAACAAAACATTAATGTACTCAAAGATTACAAGCCCGGAGCAGAAGGCTTAGTAGCACTCAAAGCACTACAAGCCGCACAAGATACTGATACTACAACTCATTTGCTTATGGGTAACTTTGGGTTGAACACATTGAGTAAGTTTCCCGGAGTAGATTTACTAGAAGATATTAATCCGTTAGTATATATGAACTCTACTCCTTTAGTATTTGTTGCCAAAGCAGGGAAGTACAAAACACTGGATGAGTTAGTTGCTGATAATAAAGGTAGAATCCTTAATATAGGATCACCTTCTGCTTCAGGATCATTCTTAACAGAGACTATCTTTAAAGATATGAATGCTCAGTTTCAAATTGTACCGTATAAAACTAGTGTACAAGGTTTAACTGATGTAGTTAACGGCAACTTGGATATGTTTGTAGATACATTCATTGGGGCAAGACCATTAGTAGAAGCTAATAGAATACAGATTATGACAAGTACATTTGATAAAACTTATGCTACTAAATTCAATCATTCTAATGTAGGAACTTATAGTGCTAAGTTAGCCAAATCACCTATTGGATTGGGATTGATATTAAGTGTACAACCATCACTAGATAAAGAAACACGCAACATGATTATTAAAGCAATACACACATGTGGCAAAGATACAGATGTTGTACAAAAACTAGAGGCTAATAGTTCGCATCCTGTATTTCTATCAACAAATGATATTGTACGCATGGTTAAACAATTTTCGGGGAAATAATGCATTACTTACCACATTGGGTCGTTAACGGAGAAAGAACATCTAGTCAATTTGACGCATGGCGCGCCGCAAGCAAATTAGGAATAATGCCTCATTTTTATTTTTATGAAACTGAGTATGATGCATTAGATTGGACAAAAGAACCAACTGAAACTTGGGATGAAATTTGCTATGAAAGATGTATCACACTCAGACAAAAATATAAAAAATTAAGTTTATTTTATAGTGCTGGTAGAGATAGCCATCATATTATTAAATGCTTCTATCACTTTGGTATACCATTAGATGAAATTGTATTGTTAAACTTAAAAACAAATCAAATGCGACAAGATGAATTGATTAGATTAATTTATCCGCATGTACATAATTTCTTGCGTAAGTATCCAAACACTAAAGTCACTACAGTAGATGTTGGCCCCGAAGAATTCGATAACTATTTCCAAGATGACTGGTTAGAAAAACCTGCAAGCGCATTAGTGCATGGATACTTTCAGCCTACTAACTTTAGCTTCTATGTAAAACAAATCATGCATGCCGATGAACCTAATCACGGCATCATCTTAGGTGTGGATAAGCCACGCATAATGATAGAAGATGGTAAGTATTATTCTGCTATCATTGACAAAACAATGGAAACATTTATTACGGATATCCCTAATATTGAATTGTTTTACTATTCACCTGACATGCCTAAAATTCATTTGAAACAAAGTTGGATGACATTGAATCATATTGAAAAAACATACGGTGGTGCAGAGTATTCCAAAATTCAGATTGATCCATTAATGTCTAGTAAATATTCTTTACCCATTGATATCCCGTTCACTATTACTAATAATGTCCCTGAGAAAAAACCTAGTAATATTTCAAATGAATTTTTAAAAGAATATTGCGGCAATAGTCATAGTAAGTATTATGACGATTTCTGTATTGCATCTGGACGTGGCGCCGCATGGAACGTTAATCTAGGAATCCAAAACGGTAAAAGTAAGTATAAGAATGAAGGACGTGAAGAACTATTTCAAAAATTACTGAGAACGGGCCTAGATCAAAATTGGGAATCAGCACGTAACTTTTCAGATGCTATGAACTATTTAAAAACTAGTTTTAGTGGTATCTTTAATCAAAACGATCCATATTATGGTACACTAGGTGTATACTCTAAAAAGTATTATATGAAAGATGTTACTTAATACCAATCATCATGTGACGTTTGAATTTCAAATGTCCATAGATAATATCGATAGAGTCACAGTATATTAACCTGCGAACCTTGTAAGTATCAGTGAATGCAGATTTGTCAACATAACTCTGTTTTATATGCCATTCAATGGTATCAGTAGGTAAGTCAGTCGTTTGAAAACACACTAATCTATTATCAGGTATAACATCATACCAATTAGTACCTTCTAGTTGGTCAACGCTACAGTTGATGAAAATAGATTCAGTTCCCGTATTACTAAAGTCAAGCGTGTTTATATCTTTGGTATGATTATAAACTTTTGGGTATTCAAACAACCAGTGGTCGCATAGTTTATTAGCACTAACTGTGGCAGTTGAGTCTATATCATATGCATTTACGACCCCGTAATATTTAGGTCGTCTTGTTAACAACATAAAAGCTAGTAAACTATCCCAACTAGCCAATATATTGACAGCAGGATTTTTGATACTTTCATTATCAAGTACTTGTTCTAGTTGTTCGCAAAGCCACAACTTACTACGGACTAGACTATGTGAAAATGATTCGTGTGAGGTCATGTGAAAAGAGAATTAGAGTTTGTAGTGGAGTCTATTAGTTTTGAAATTTGGTCACCCCAAATAATATTACTTTTAGGTGCTCCTAGTTTCTTTAATAGTTCAATTTTATATTTATTGATGTTAATGAGTTGTTGACTTTGTTCCCAACCATAACTTCTGATCCTAGGATAAGTCATGTTATACATTTGTTGTTTTAATAAAGGTACAATATTCTCATCAAATTGTTTATGTAATTCTATGAATTTATATGAGGATTCAAAGCTATGACTAATCATATTACCTATACCATTAATACCTTTGTCTTGCATATATTTCTCATATACAGAATATGCTAATCTAAAAGGAGATAATACATTTTTGTGTTTTTGAAACCAAGGCCAGTCTCCACCTAATATTGGATAACTTTGGCATTGTTCTATTAACCAAAAATGACTAGCAACATGAGGCTCCGTTATATTGTAAGGTAATAGATATTCTAAATACTTACCACTATTAAACAATTCTTCAGCATCTAAATAAAATAGATTTTGTTTAATGTTGTTTTCTCTACAAAACTTTTCAGAATAGTACAAGTCGGTTATGTTTAAAGTAATACCTTTAAATTGAACTACCATAGTCATTACTTCAAATGGAATCTTATTTTTCATTAACGACATTAGAACCAATTCACTATCAGAGCCACCGCTGTATAGTAATTCAACTGGACTATTTGGGCGATCTACTAAATGGTCATAGAAAATATCATCCAAGCTTCTGCCCGGTTCAAATTGACATTCTATTAATTCTGTAGTAAAATAATTTCTATCTAGGATATGCTTTTTGTACCCATTTAAACCAGTCGACCATTGTAATATTTCTGACATGATAATATTTAGTGGACAAACTAAATAAGCGTATATTTACCATATAGTATAAATACACAAAAGAGAACACCATACCATGCTACACTTTATCACAGACCTAACACACAAACTATTAAACTTTATTAAAGATGATCCAGTACGACCAGAAATACCTACTGATTTTAGAGTAAGTAATGGTAGAATGGTTGCCGCATTATCCAATAATGATGATGATCCAGATGCAATGGTATGTGTTAGTTTCCATGATTTTGTTCCAGCCGGCGTAGATGATTTATCTAATGTATCCGAGGTTCCAACTACAGCAGTATTCTATACTATATGGAGTTATAAAGCCGGTAAAGGTCGTGATTTATTAATTCAAGCAGTAAAAGGTATTCAGGAGCAATATCCTAGTGTAAATAGATTTGTGACATTAAGTCCTAAAACAGAAATGGCTAGAAGATTTCATTTAAAAAATGGTGCTATTATATTCCGTGAGAATATAGAAACCATTAACTATGAATATACTAAAACAATAAGTGAGTAATATATGGCAAAAGAAGTTAAAATGGTTAGTACTGCTGAAGAAGTAGAACAAATAGAAAATAGTGCATTATTAGCATGTGATTTTATATATGATACATTATTACCATTATTAGAAGAATTTGAAAATGAAAATGATGATCCTGATTATATTCCTGGTATTGCTACTCATGGATTATTCGTAGCATTAATACAAGAGTTAGCCGATTTGGGATATACTCAACGTGATTTAAATAAAGAAATTAAAACATATATGAATACCTCTGTAGGGGAAGTAGTACACTAATACTTTAGTACTACATTTTTAAGAAACAAAAGTACTCATTTTGCCCCCTCAGGGGCTTCAAAATCGCTAGAGGATTCAGGAACGCACTCTGATACACTTCTAGCGATTTTTGCCAATATTTGACAATAAATGGGCATTGTGCTATAATTCATCTATGAATAAAACAAATGACATTTTGCAGTGGGTAGGGGTAGTTTTCATCGTAGCAGGCCACATCCTGAACTCGATGGGTAATATGGATCCCTACAACATAGTAGCATTCAGTTTTGGAACTGTATTCTTCCTTACATGGGCTTACAGGGTCCGCAACAATGCACAAATGGTAGTCAATGTCGTTTCTGTTGTTATCTGTTTGCTTGGATTGTACCGAGCATTCTAAGGTTGACAATAAATGGATTTGGGTATATAATACACTTATGAACTCGAAAATCAACCGCAAACGTAGAACTGATCGTAACCAAGTAATTTACTTTATCCAAGATACAGTAACACTTGAGTACTACATTGGTTTGACTGCATTGTGTTTTGCAGGTAATGTCCGCAAGACATTGACCCGACGTATGCAAAAACATATGCAACGTGCCTTGACAGAAAACAAAAACTGGGGTTTGTCACGTGCTTTGCGTGAGCGAGGTGCTGACCGATTCGTATTCGGTACCTTAGAAGTTGTTCGAGGCAAGCGTCCGGCTCACGCACGTGAGACAGAATTAATCAACACATTACAACCAGCACTTAACACATTTGGAGTAAAATAATGAACGAAAGAATTAAAGAACTTATTGAACAGGCTGAGGATTATGCGGCAGAGCAACATGATTTTCATACGCATCTTGAACGCACCTTGCGTTATGAACACACAAGACAATGGTTGTCAGAACATTTTGGAGTAAAATAATGCAAGCAATTAGTAATTTGGTTATCGTAATGTTGCCTATCATTGTGATGGGCCTAGCAATACTTTTGAAAGATGGATTTTAGTATGAGAGATGGATATGGAGTATGTCCTGTATGTAACGGGACCTGTCAAGTTGAATTGACAGAGCAAGAAAAAAGTTATTCTTGGAATAAAGATAAGACACATAGACCTTGTCACAATTGTGGTGGTCAATATATGTATGGATCCGCAAAAGGTGAGGTGCGACTAAACACTGACGGAGTACCTTGCAAGCATAGTTATACAAGTTCCAGTGACGGAAGATGTTTGACCGGATACACTTGCAAACATTGTGGTGATCGTTATCAAATTGATTCAGGTGATTAATTAACAATATTTGCCAGGACTCATAAATAACGATATGAGTCTTTGGGAAAAATATGAATTGACAGTTAAGAAACTTCTTGCTATAATCATAGCAATAGTACTCATTGGTTGGATGCTTCGGGAAGAACCTGAAATTGAAGATCCAGTCATTACTATTAGTTATAAATGTGAGATAGCATTAAGGTCACCTGACATACCTGAACATGTCAAAAAACAATGTATTAACCTATTGAAAGACAATTATGAAATTGGCCCAGATTAACGAAGCAATGAGTCACCAAATTACCGGTGGCTCTGAATATCAATGGCAATGCTTCCCTGATGCACGATTCTTAGATTACGAAAGCGAATACGCCCATGTGTCTATATTGTATAGTACAGTGGATCAAATTGTATACCAAGCGGATGCATCAATTAAGCGTGAAGTGTGGTCTGATGACAACCGATATGATAAACCATATCGTTGGACTAATCCTATGTTCAAGGATGCTTATATCAATGAATCAAAAGAACGCAATATTGATCCCAATCAAGCATGGGATGATGTAAAGTGGATTGAATTGGAAACAGATGAAGACTTCCTAGAAAAAGCAAAAGCAATGTTCGAGGGTGATTACTGGGATACTCGTATTGTAGTACCAGTAGACCTTGATGATGACACTATCTTAAAACTGTCTATGGAAGCGCACAAGCGTGATATTACACTAAATAAGATGGTAGAGCTTGTATTACAAGAGGCAATCAACCATCATCGTGTCAACGAAACATTAGGCTGATGCGTTATATAAGTGTAACAGGAGATCGTTATGAAAAAAATTCTAGTAGCATTGTCACTTTTAGCATTAACTAGCACATCAATGGCACAACATTATCATGGTTTTCGCCATCATGGTTATCACGGTCCCCGTGTTATCTATCGTGATAATTGGATTGCTCCTGCAGTTGGCGCATTCATTATTGGCGCCGCTATCAACGAAGCACACAACCGTCAGGTTCAGTCACAGGTAATTATACAAAATCCACCAACAACATATGGTCAAGTTTGTACACCCTGGACTGAAACACAAAATCCAGATGGGTCAATAACACGGACTCGTACTTGCAATCAATGACTGAAATATTATACGGAGTTGGCAACTGGATTAAAGAGGATTGGCGCAGTAATCCTCTTAGATGTTTCTTAGAGATATTGGCTTGGTTTTTAAGTATCGGTTGTGCATTTACAATGATGCTTACAGTACCAACTCCCCCTTTCTTAATTCTCTATCCATTATTCATTTTGCAATGTGCAATTTTTGCATGGGCGTCATGGACAAGAAAGAGTTTAGGATTATTAGCAAATTACATGCTGTTGGTAACTATTGACAGCGTAGCACTTTTTAGGATGATGACATAATGGCAACACAAATTAAAATGACAAACGATAAAACTGGTATCACCAGAGATGGATACATCGGGTTTAGTTACAGTTATTTTTTTCTAGGCATCTTTAACATGGGATGGTTAGTACCTTTATACAGAGGTGAATTGATTCTATCTCTTGTATGCTTAGTTAT